TTACAGGCTGCGAGTCTGATCATGATGGTAGCCCCAATATACATGGTGGTGCGATGTGGGCTAGATTACCTCTTGTAGCTCTAGTAGCTGACACACCATTAGAGGATTGGCCTACAGAATTACCACCTTATCTAGCACAGCCTTGGGATTGTATGTCTCATACACACTCAGTATATAAATTAGAGAGAGCTAGTCCTGCTCCTTGGATAGCCAAAGTAGATGGACAGTTCTATCCTGCAAAGTATTACTTCACTGTGGACTACACAGATAACGAAGTTGCAGATGATCCTGCACAACACAAACAGTCTCATGTCTTAGAGTTGTTAGATGCAGGAGAATACACAGGTAACATAGTTGCGTTGCCCAATAATAGAGTGAGAGTAACTCACCCTGCTTGGTTTGAAACTGGCGAAGGTGCACCAGACTTTAAACCAAATCAACATATGTATAACTCAAAAGAAGACGTAGACTATGTATGGGATACGCAACGAGTCTTTAATAATTTATATAGTGAGAAAGAGTAATGGCTAAAAGATTAAATAAAACAGATCGTGCTAAATACGATAGATTGATGAGGATGTATGAAAAAGATCCTCTTGAATATTTAGGAAAACTAGAAGATTTTGCACACGAAATGGATAAAAAGTATGGAGAGCCTATGGCTGAAATAAAAGGTTTTTCAAAAGGAGGAATGGGTATGAAGAAAAAAGGTTACGCAATGGGTGGCATGAAGAAAAAAGGTTATGCCAAAGGCGGTATGAAAAAGAAGGGTTACGCAAAAGGCGGTTTCCCTGATCTTACAGGAGATGGTAAGGTTACAAAGAAAGACATCCTTAAAGGGCGTGGAGTAAACGTCAACAAAGGTGGCATGATGAAAAAGAAAAAAGGTTATGCCAAGGGTGGAGCTATGAAAAAGAAAGCCTATGCTAAAGGTGGCAAGGTTGCTATGTACAATGTAGGTGGTATGGTTAAATCATCTAATGCTCTTAACACTGGTATTGCTCGAGCAAAGAATACCTACAAATAAGGAGTAATACTGTGGCTAAGAAAAAGAAAAGTATTTACAGCCGTAGACTCAAAGATATCAACAAAGACGGTAAACGAAACTTTGGTGATACATTCCTTGGTGATCTGTTAGGTGCAGACGGTAAAGTAGGTATTGGTAAAGGAAGACCAGGTTTAATTGATTCTCTTAAAGGTGCACGAAGAGAGAAACCAATTACTAAGAAACCAAAAGCAAAACCAAAAAAGAAATCACCTTTGTCAGATAGGCATAGTGGTGCAGGAGGTTCTAAATCTAAAAATATAACAGACAGAAGGTTTGATCCACCTAACGTGCAACCTAAAAGAAAATCAGATATAAAAACCGTAAAACCTAAAACAGATAGAACATCTGGTACACCTTCTTTTAGAGATAGATCAAAAAATGCTGAAGCTATTAGAAAATTAAAAGTGGAAGCTAGAGTAAAAGGTGAGAATGTAAGTGATAAGGCTGTTCCAAAAGATAAGAAAGATAATAACGATCAGCAGTCTAGTAGAAATCAACAAATTTATGTTTCTCCTTACGTTAAAGCTATCTCAGACTTTTTTAAAGTAGATTCTGTTGTTAAAAACCCAAAAGGTAGAAATAAAGCAAGAACAGGAAATTCTAAAGGTGGTATGATTGATTATCGTAAAACAGGAATGTTCTACGGTGGTATGACTAAAAGAGGTAAGAAATGAAACTAGATGGTGAAAAAGTAATTGATCAGTATGGTGCTGTTCTAGCAGAATACATTCACGGAGAATGGCACACTAAAGATCCTGCTGTTCTAGAGTTTATCATGAATCAAGACAAGCCTGAAAAGAAAAGAGTACGTGCTCGAGATGAGAAAGGTAGATTGAAAGGTGACGATCCTTCTACCCCTCATGTCAACGAAGCTTGGATGCCAGAGGCATAACAGGGTTGCATATTTGTCACTAGTCTGATATAACTACTTACGTATAACTATCCTCATTAACATAGTATAGAGGATAGAAAATGTTTAAAAGATTTTTCAATAGATTAGTAGAGGCAAGAGCAGAGTCAGCTAGACGTAAGATTGCACGTATGCAACTTTACAAAATGACTGACAGAGAGCTACGAGACTTAGGTATCGGTAGGCACGACATAGAAAGAGTTATCCTGACAGGTAAAGCTCTTTGAAGAATACAATCAGTTCTTTAATGATACTAGGAGTACTTTGGGAGGAGGCTCGTGGACCCAGTTACAATTATCGGTGGTGCAACCGTAGCTTTCAATGCGTTGAAGAAAGGCTTTCAAGTAGGTAAGGACCTACAAGAAATGTCAGGACAGTTGACCCAATGGGCAGGTGCTATGAGTGACCTGTCTTATGCTGAACAAAAAAATAAGAACCCTCCTTGGTGGAAAGCACTCAATGGGCAGTCTGTTGAGGCTGAAGCTTTGGAGATTTTTACGGCTAAGAAGAAAGCCGAATCCATGAGAAAAGAGTTAAAAGATTGGATTTCGTTTAGCATGGGACCTTCAGCTTGGGATGAACTAGTAGCCACTGAGGGGCGTATACGTAAACAAAAGAAAGACCAAGAATACCGTAAAGCAGAGATACAAGAGGCAATAGTTACTTGGTCACTGACAGGTGTGATACTAGCAACTGGCTGTGGTATGATAGGTTTTATAATTTATATGGTGGCGTAATGACAAGAAACTTAACAGATAAACAACAGAAGTTCCTTGAAGTTCTTTTTGAACAAGCAAAGGGCGATCCTGTACAAGCAAAGAAACTTGCAGGATATTCTGACAATGTTTCTTCTACTAGTATTGTTAATAGTCTATCAGATGAAATAGCAGAGCTTACAAAGAAATTCATAGCACAGTCTTCAACTAAAGCAGCCTACACAATGTTTTCTGTTATGGCAGATCCTACAGATCTAGGTGTAAAAGAAAAGATGTTAGCAGCTAAAGACATTCTTGATCGTGCAGGTTTTACTAAAACAGATAAGGTAGAAGTAAAAACAAACGAGCCTTTGTTTATTTTACCTGCGAAAGAAGATGAGTAAAAGAGCAACCGAAGCAGATCATCCTACTAAAGTTGATTGGCAAATACCCCTGAGAGGCGAGTTAGGTGAATGGTATCCTGTTATAAGGGTTGGGAGGCACGTTCCCTTTGGATACAAACAGGATGAAGAGGATGAACTACTTCTTCTTCCTATACCTAGTGAGCTAGAACTACTAGAAAAAGCAAAGCTTTTCTTAAAAGAATATAGCACAAGGCAAGTAGCCAACTGGTTATCTAAAGAATCAGGTAGATATATTTCACATGTAGGATTATACAAACGTGTCAGAATGGAAGAAAAAAGACGAAGAGCCTCGTCAAACTACAGGCAGTATGCCAAAAAATATAAAGAGGCGGCAAGGAAAAGCCAGAAGATCG